ATGGGGTGCAACCTCAAAGGCTGACGCAAAGGCAAAAGCTAAAGCTATATCCGCAAGGAACAAAGCAAAGGCTGGAAGCAGATGACTTATTTAGAACTTGTAAATGATGTACTCATAAGGTTGCGTGAGACAGCGGTTTCTACTGTTTCCGAAACATCTTATTCACTTCTGATTGGCAAGTTTGTCAATGATGCCAAGCGTCAGATTGAAGATGCTTTTTCTTGGAATGCTTTAGGCACTACCATTACTGTTACCACAGCAGCATCTACATCATCTTATTCTTTGACAGGTGCTGGTCAGAAGTTTCAAGTGATGGATGTAATCAATACTACAAGCAATGTTGGTCTTACAAACATCAGTTTTGTTGATATGAACCGCAAGTTAAACTTTACGCCACTTGCCAATCAAATACCTACAGAATTTGCCTTTGATGGCGTTGATGGTAGTTACAACACCAAAGTAAATCTATATCCAATACCTGATGGTGTTTACACGATCAAATTTGCTTTAACAGTGCCACAGGCTACCCTAGCATCAGATGCAACTGTTGTGTCTGTTCCTGACGTTTTAGTTGTTCAGAATGCCTATGCTCGTGCTTTGATAGAGCGTGGTGAAGATGGTGGTATGAATTCATCTGAGGCATACCAACTATACAAATCCATGTTATCTGATTACATTGCTTTGGAAGGCACTCGCTATCCTGAGAATCAGGAGTTTGTTGCGGTATGAGTCAACAAATACAAACCTATAGCATCTCAGCCCCTGCACTTTATGGACTGAATACGCAAGACTCACCTCTTGATCTTGCGGCTGGATTTGCTTTGGTTGCGACAAACTGCATCATTGACCAATATGGTCGTATGGGTTCACGCAAAGGTTTCTCAAGGGTCAATTCTTCAAGCGGAAATTTAGGTGCTAATGACGTTAAGGTCATCCATGAGTTAGTTCAAGCTGATGGCACTTTGACTATATTGTTTGCGGGTAACAACAAGTTGTTTAAACTTGATGGGTCTAATGCTGTTACTGAGTTAACTTATGGGGGGGGTGGTACTGCTCCTACCATTACTGACAGTAATTGGCAGTGTGCATCCTTGAATGGCATTACTTACTTCTTTCAAACTGGTCACAATCCTTTGATTTATGACCCTGCTGTTAGCACTTCAACCTATCGTAGAGTGTCTGAAAAGACGGGATATGCAGCTACTGTTCCTGATGCCAACATTGTAATCTCTGCTTTTGGTAGATTGTGGGCAGCAACTACAACAGCTAATAACGCTACAGTCTTCTTCTCAGACTTGATTGCTGGTCATGTATGGTCTACAGGAACTTCTGGTAGTTTGAATGTCAACAATGTTTGGCCTAATGGCGCAGACCAAATTACTGGTTTAGCTGCTCACAATGGTTTCTTGTTTATCTTTGGTAAGCGTCAGATTCTTGTTTATGCTGGCGCTACTTCACCATCAACTATGACATTAAGTGATACTGTTGGTGGTATTGGTTGCATTGCAAGAGACAGTATTCAGACAACTAGCACTGATGTGCTTTTTTTATCCAATTCTGGTGTTCGTTCTTTGATGAGAACAATTCAAGAGAAGTCTGCGCCTGAAAGAGACTTGTCTAAGAACATTCGTAATGACTTGATGTCTATTGTTGGTGGTGAGACATTAACAAATATTAAGTCTGTTTATTCAGAGCGTGAAGCGTTCTATTTGTTGACCACACCAACTACAGGCGGTGTATTTTGTTTTGACACCAAGGCTTATTTACCTGATGGTGCGGCAAGGGCAACAACTTGGGACTCTATAACACCAACTGCTTTCTTGTCTCGCCGTGATGGTACTTTGTACATTGGCAAGAATGGTTACATTGGTTTGTACAACACCTATCAAGATCACCAATCTTCATATCGTCTGTTGTACTACACAAACCATGCAGACCTTGGGAATCAGAATCAAACTTCTATTTTGAAGAAGTTGTCAATTGTGGTGATTGGCGGTACAAATCAGACTGTTACCTTTAAATGGGGGTTTGACTTTAAGACCAACTATTTATCTGACAACACTGTTATTCCATCGCAAGGCGAGTCTTACTACAACATTGCTGAGTATGGCGCAAACGCTACAACTATTGCCTATTATTCTGATGGTGTCGCTCTACAAACATTATCTGTTTCTGCGTCAGGTTCAGGTAAGGTTGTGCAAACTGGATATGAAACAGACATCAATGGTACTGAGTTGTCTATTCAAAAGATTGAAATTCAAGCCAAAAATGGCAAAATAAGTTAAAGGAACAACAATGTCTAATTACACAAAATCAACCAATTTTGCATCTAAAGATGCCTTAACTTCTGGCAATGCTTTAAAGATTGTCAAAGGCACTGAGATTGATACTGAGTTCAACAATATTGCAACTGCTATTGCAACTAAGGCTGATACTGGTGGCATTACGGCTGTAGCAAGTGGCGGTACTGGAGCAACAACTGCTGCTGGTGCAAGGGCTAGTTTGCTTCCTGCGTTTGCTTCAAATATTGGTAAGGTATTGGCTGTTAATTCTAGTGCCACTGACGTTGAATTTGTTGCTGCTGGTGGTACAGGTACTGTTACTTCTGTTGCTGGTACAGGTACAGTAAATGGTTTGAGTTTAAGCGGAACAGTCACTACATCTGGCAACATAACTTTGGGTGGAACACTTAATGTCAGTTCACCAACAGGTGTATTGCCTGTTGCCAACGGAGGTACTGGGTCTGCATCAGGTGTTGCAGCATCTATCGTTTTAGCTGGTACTTTTAGCACAGGAGCTTACGTTTTTGGAAGCACAAGTACGTTGCAGCTTGGCCCTATATCGCCGATTGCTAGTCATCGTTTTACAAGCACTGCGGTAGATACCCATCCAGCAGGGACTTTTAACTTGGGTTCAAACGTTTCGTCTTCAGGCATAGTTATTACGGATCAAGTTTCTAGTTCATCAAATAGAAATATGGTTGTTTTTGCAACAGGCACTTTTGTAGGCACTCAATATGCTGCGATTACAGGAAACGGAACTACAGTAAGTTATGGTACAGGTTCTGATTACCGCTTGAAAGCCAACGTACAGCCTTTGGTTAATTCAACAGTAAAAGTAAAGGCGCTTAAGCCTTGTTCTTACACATGGATAAAAGCACCTGATACGCAAAACCAAGGTTTCTTGGCACACGAGTTGGCTGAAGTTGTACCGCAAGCTGTTGTTGGAGAAAAAGACGCTGTAAATGCTGATGGTTCTATCAAAATGCAGCAAGTAGATTTGTCCTATGTAATTCCTTTGTTAACTGCTGCTTTACAAGAAGCAATTGTTAAGATTGAAGCATTAGAAGTACGAATTACCGCACTTGAGTCCCAATAAAAGGAATAAGAAAATGCCAAATCTTTTCAATAATCAATATGCAAATCTAGCATCAAAGGGTAGATTTGGCGACACTATGCTTGCTCATATCAATCCTCAAGAAGCTGGATTGCTAAAGTCTATGGGTGGAGCTGGCACTATAAATCCTCAAACTGGTTTGCGTGAGTTTTATTATCAAGTGCCAAAAATTGAGACACCACCCTCAGTGCAGGCTGAAGGCATTAACTCTGAACAAGCTATTCCACAATACATCTTAGACGCATTGCCAAAGCGACTTGAGACACAAACAATTCAAGTTCCTAAAGGTATTCAAGGAGGTGGATTTTATGAACAAACAGTTGTTGCACCTCCTGCCAATGCAATACCAATTACAAAAGTAACACAAATAGGGCGGGATCGACCTAGGGATACTCCTACTGGCGAATACTACATCCCTTTGGACAACATACCTAATTATCCTAAGACTGATGCACTAGGTTATCCAGTTCCACCTTTAGTCGCAAAATATGATGCAAGCGGTAATCTTCAAACAATTACTACACAAACACGATATGCGGTGGATGAAAATTATCGTGTTCAGCCAGAGTACAACTTAAAAGGGGAGTTGGTTTCCACTGGCTTAGTTGATAATCGTGAGGGTGAAGGCGGCGGCTTTGGTGATTTTTTACAAAGTGCTGTTAAAGATTTTGCCCCAATGATTGCATTAGGATTAGGAGCCAATTACCTTGCTGGTAGTGGTCTATTTACTGGTGCTGGTGCGGTTGCTCCTGCGGCTACAGTGGTTGGTGGTGCTGGTGCGGCAGTTGGTAGTGGTGCTTTAAGCCCCTATGCGGCTCAAGCGGCTGGTGCTTATGGGGCTGGTGGTGCGGCGGCGGCGGGATTGCCTGCCGCTGTTGCTACTGGAGGAGGGTTGCTATCTACTAGCCCATTATCTGTTCCTACTGGTCAACTTGGTGCAGATATAGCGGCTGGGGAATTAGCTGCTTCTACTATTGATCCTTTAGCTGCGGCTAATATTTCTGGTGGTCTTACTACTGATGCTGTTGCTAAAGCCGCCGCCGCTGGTGGTGCTGGCTCTACTGTTAGTCCAAGTATGTTGCAGTCTATTGCAGATGCAACTGGAATATCAGTAGATACTTTAAAGACTTTTGGCCCATCTGTTATCCAAGGTTTAATAGGTGCTGGTGGTTCTGCTTTAACTGCCAATCAAGCTACAAACGCAGCTAAGACACAAGCAGATGCACAAATTCGTGCAGCACAAATTGCGGCTGATGCAGCTAGGTTTAGACCTGTTGGCGTGACTACTCGTTTTAGTTCATCAAACTTCCAAACTGATGCTCAAGGCAATGTAATTGGTGCTGGATATACACCTACTCCTGAAATCACAGGTTATCAAGATAGATTGAGAACGCTTGCGGGTCAGGGACTAAGTGATGTAGAGGGCGCTAGAGCCGCTTATTCTCCTTTGAGCAGTGCTGCACAGAACTTGTTTAGTTTGGGTCAGGGATACCTTGCTAAAACACCAGAGCAAGCGGCACAAGAATACATTTCTAAACAAACAGCTTTGCTTGCCCCTAGCCGAGAAAACCAGCTTGCTGAATTGCGAAACAGACAGTTTCAAACAGGCCGTAGTGGTGTGGCTACAGCACAGGGTGGTAATTTGATGAATACAAACCCTGAGATGGCGGCTTACTACAACTCATTGGCTCAACAAGATTTGGTTCTTGCGGCTAATGCAGATCAAGAGGCTAGAAACCGCATTCAGTTTGGTTCTGGCTTGTTTGACACTGGTGCTAACTTGCAGGGCAGATTCTATTCTGGTCAAACAGCGGCTTATTCACCATTTGCGACTGCAATGGATACATCATCAGGACTTGAAAGATTGGCACAACAGCCTTTGGATATTAGTAGACAAATTGGCGGTCAAGTTACTGCTGGTGCTGCTGATGCTGGTAGATTATTAAGTGGAGGTATTACTTCCGCAGCAACCACAATGGCTCCAGCAAATGCCTATTCGTTTGGTGGCAATGTGTTAGCTGGTGCGGCAAATAGTCCTGTGCTTGCTGGTGCAGTAAATAGAGCGTTTGGTAATACAGCACCAACACAACAGACGTTTACATTTAATCCAGCAACAGGGCAATATATACCTGTTCAGCAATCAGCTTTTGCGACTTAAGGAGAAAAGACAATGGCAACATCAGAAATCTTAGGATTGTTTACCTCTCCTCAACAGTACCAACAAAACCAGTTGGCACAGTTTCAGAATCGTGCGGCTCAAGAAGTGCAACTAAACCCGTTTCAACAAGCGGCTTTAGGTGCTAGGACTGCTGGTTACCAGTTGGGTCAAGGTATTGGTGGTGCTTTGGGTGGTCAAGACCCACAGCTTCAAAAGATTGCTCAACGTCAGCAAATCATTGGGATGATTGACCCAAATAACCCTGATTCTTATGTTCAAGCCATTGAAGCTGCATTACGGGGTGGAGATCAAGAAGCTGCTTTCCTGTTGCGTAATGAGATGATGAAGGTGAAGCAGCAGGCTCAAGAAAGTCAGTTGCAGGGTTATAAATTGACTGATTACCTTACTCAACGTGGTGCGGGTATGCAGGCTCAAGGTCTTACCAATATGGCTAATGAGTTGGTCGGTCAACTCAAGAATCCTGATGGCACTATCAATGAGCAAGTCAAGGCTAAATTGCTTTCATTCCCTCAAGGTCGTGAAGCAATATCTGCACAAGCTAAAGTTATCCCTGACTTGCGTAGACTTGGTGCGGCTGGTACTGTTGAAGATGACCCGTTCAAGATATTTACTGAAGACGCAACCATCCCTGAATCTGTAAAAATTAGTGCAAGACAATATTCAGACAGTTTTAAAAAGGGAACTATTGACCCCGAAAAGGTTGATGGCATAGTTACCAAATTGGCAGAGTCAACTCAAAGAGTTCAACAGTTTGAGCAAAATCAGGCACAGATTAAATCTAATCAGGCACTGATGGATAGTTATAAACAACAAGGTCTTCAAAATTCTCAAGCATATCTTGCTATTGCACAATCTAATAATTCTCTTGCACAACAGAATGCCGCATTTAATCGTCAAATGAAGTTGGATGAAGCAACAAGAAAACAAGAAGAAGCACAATACAAGAGAGAAGAAAAAGCCAACAAACCACTTAGACCTGACTTGGCTAAAGATGAAGAAGCTGATTACAAAACTGCTAGTGAAGCTAGAAATCTTGCTACTGAAGCGTATGGTTATGTAAACAGCATCAAAGCTGGCAATATTAAGTTTGGATTGAAAGATCGTGCTTCTATTGCGGCTAGAAGTGCATTAGGTTCAAATGACCCTGATGTAGTCGCTAGAAATGATTTTGAGAGATTTAAGACCCGTCTTGTTAATGAGTCTTTGCGTCTGAATAAAGGTACTCAAACTGAGGGTGATGCACAACGATCAATCAAAGAATTGCAAAGTGCTGAATCTGAAGTTGATGCTGCTAAAGCTATAAACACATTAGCAGAACTTAATGCAAGAAAAGTCTCTGATGCACAAACAGCAATTGAAAGAAGAAGGATAAATGCTGGCGCCAAATTACCTGAAGTCCCAATCGAAACATTGAAATTTGAACCTCATACATTTACGCAACAAGATGTTGACTCATTCTTGAAGAATCCAAAGTATCCATCAGGAACTATTTTTGTTGACCCTAAAGGGACTAGAAGGGTGAAGCCATAATGACTGACTACACAAAATTACCTTTAGCTGAAGGTGAGGCTAGAACTTCAGTATTTCAAGAAAACATTAAATATTCACCTGTTGCTGAATCAGCAAGAGCATTTGGTCAAGGTTTAACCTTTGGCACTTTGGATGAACTTGAAGCAGCATTGCGTACAGGTTCTATTAGCGGTGCTGACTATGAGCGTCAACGTGATGTATTAAGAGCCAAACAAAAGCAATTTGGTGAAGATATGCCATTGGTTAAAACCCCTTTGGAGTTAGCTGGTGGTTTTGCCCTTCCATTGGGTGCATCCCGTCAAGTTGCCAAGTTAGCACCTGAGACTCAAGCATTGGTAACAGGTACATCCTTAATGGGTCAGGCGGGTCGTGGTACTGCTGTTGGTGCTGCTACTGGTGCTTTATCAGGGTATGGGTATTCTGAGAAAGATGCTGTTTCTGACACTGTTATGGGTGGTATTTTTGGTGGTGTTTTGGGCGGTACTGTACCTATCCTTATTGATAAGGCTGGCTCAATCATCAAAAATGTTCTTAATGCTTCAGGAATTGGTGAACAAGCAACTGCATCATCAAAGATGCTTGCTAACTATATGCAAAAGGATAATCTAACACCACAAGAAGCACAAGCGGCATTAGATGAGTTACGCCGCATTGGTGTACCTAATCCCGTCATTGCTGACTTGGGTAAAAACTTACAAGACTTAGCCTACAACGCATACATTGTCCAATCCAAAGCCAAGGGTTCTACAGCTAATTTTCTAGAAAGTAGATTGATTGACCAACCAAATGACATTGTTCAGGGATTGGTTGAAAAGGCAGGATTGGCTAAGAATGTTAATGGCTATGAATACTTGACTGCACTAGCTGAGAATCAAGCAAGCAAAGCAAGTGCGGCATATCCAAAGGCTTACAGTCTTGCTATTGATGCACAACCATTCAGAACTTACGTTGACAGACCTGTCTTTGTTAAGGCTTATGAAGAAGCACAAAAACGTGCGGCTGTTTATGGTGAAAAGTTGCCAGATTTAGATGCGATTCGCAATGCTCAATCAGTACCTACAGACATACTTCATCAGATCAAGATGGGTTTAGATCGTGTTGTAGAGAAAGAAACTGATGCGGTAACTGGCAAGGTAACTGGTTATGGGCGTGATGTACTGACTGTAAAAAATGAATTCAATGACAAGATTAAAGCATTAAATAATGATTACAAATTAGCCAATGCTGAATTTGCTGATGCTTCACGCATTAAGAATTCGTTTGAGATGGGTCAAAAATATCAACAACTTGATCCAAAAGAAGCTGCTGCAAATATCAAGAAGATGAACTCTGATGAGAAGGAGGCATTCAGACTTGGCATGATGGCAGACATAAACAAACGGGTTGGTGATTTTAAAGGTGGTGATTTCACTCGCCAAGTATTTAAGTCAGACAATCAGAAGATGTTGGTTCGCTATGCTTTTGATGACCAAGCGGCATACAACGAGTTTTCTCAATACGTTAAAGGTTTATCTGAGCAAAGCAAGACAGCTAAAGCTGTTCTTGGTGGGTCTAAAACTGGTGAACGTCTATCCACACAAGAAGAAGCTGGTGCATTGGGTAGCATCACACAAAGCCTTACAAGTGGTAGCTTAACTGGTACTGCATTGGGATTGTTAAAGACTGCTTTAGCTAGATCAAGAGGAATTAGCGGTGAAACATCAGCAGAATTGCAAAAGCGTTTGTTTATGACCAATCCAATTGAGCAAAGAGCAGTGCTGGATGAGTTGAATCGCAGGGCAAGAAAGAAACCTACAGGTTTGCTATCTGGTGCGGCTGGTCTTGGCACTGCCACTGGTATCTTAGGAGACTGAAATTGATCCAATCTCTATTTGTCTTCTTGCGGCTGGCTTGGTCAAAAACATCCAAGCTGGCTGTGATCTTTATAAGCAAGCTAAAGAGCAGTTTGTCTCTATCAAGCGTACTGCTGATGAAGTTATTGCCATTGGCAAAGAGGTCAAAGGATTTTGGGGTACGTTGCGTAAACTATTTGGCGGTAGTCCCAAGCCTGAAACTGCAAAGTCTGTGGCAAAGGCTAAAAAGTCTGACTATGTTGCTGTTGATGAAACTCAAGTCAAAGCTGAAATCGTTAAGAACCTGAGTGAGTTCTTTAAGTTACAGGAACAGTTAGAAGCGCACATCAGGGAGTCAGAGGAGAAGGCTAGGACTGTAGTTTTCTCTGATGATGTGAACTTGATGGAAGAAGCCCTGAACAGGGTTTTGGCACAGCAAGAGATGGAGAGGTTGGTAGTTCAAATCAGAGAGTGCATGGTCTATCAATCTCCACCTGAGATGGGTGCTTTGTATTCAGAAGTGTTCAGCATGAGAGACATCATTGCTGCGGAGCAAGCAAAAGCAAGGAAGATGCGGGATGCAGAATCATGGCTACGAAAGGAAAGGGAGCGACTCCTAGCAGAAAAACAAGCATACCTGTTGGTAGCTTTCCT